AAAGTATTTGCACCAGATGGAATTATAAATGCTAATACATTATTAGATGCTGTACTAAAACCAATTACTAAATCATTTGTTCAGTATCCATTTGAAGGTTTAAATAAAATTACTTATGGACTAAGACCTTCAGAGTTAGTTACCTTTACAGCAGGGTCTGGACTAGGTAAGACACAAGTAATGAGAGAGGTAGTACATCACATTATAAAATCAACTGAAGATAAAATTGGTTTGTTAATGTTAGAGGAGACACCAGTTATAACTTCAAAAGGTTTGATGAGTGTTGAAGCTAATCAAAGATTACACTTACCAGATGTTCATGTTAGTAAAGAAGAAATGAAAACTTACTTTGATGCAACAGTAGGTACTGGTAGAGTATTTATGTTTGACCATTTTGGTTCTAACTCTATTGATAATATTGTTTCAAGAGTTAGGTTCTTAGCTAAAGGTTTAGATTGTAAGTATATAGTCATTGACCATATAAGTATTATTGTATCAGACCAACAACATGGTGATGAGAGAAGAGCCTTAGATGAAATTATGACTAGACTTAGAACACTTGTTCAAGAGACAGGGGTATCTATGATAGTTGTATCACACCTTAGAAGACCTGAAGGTAAAGGACATGAAGAGGGAGCATCAACTTCACTATCACAACTTAGAGGTTCAGCTAGTATAGGACAGCTAAGTGACATGGTTATTGGGCTTGAGAGAGACGCACAGAACGATGACCCTGATGTTCGGAACACCACTAGGATAAGGGTATTAAAGAATAGATTCTCTGGTATTACTGGTCCTTGTTGTGATTTAAAATATGATATAGATACTGGTAGACTTAATGAGGTAAAGTCAGATGACTTTTAATAAAGTTGTATTTGATATAGAAACAACCATGACTGCTGATAAGATATGGTGTATTGTATGTAAACACAATGACACTTACTATCAGTTTAGAGAAGATAACTTACATAGGTTTGAAGAGTTTATAAAACAAACTGAAGAAGTAATAGGTCATAACATATTAGGATTTGATATACCAGTTGTCAATAAAATATTTGGTTATGATTTGTTTGTTAACTGTAAGAAGACAGATACATTAGTACTATCTAGATTATTAAATCCAATGATAGAAGGTGGACACTCATTAAAAAATTGGGGTACAAAGTTAGGACATAATAAAATACACTTTGAACAATTTGATTTTTTTACTGAAGAGATGTTGACTTATTGTAGGAATGATGTAGAGTTAACAGAAAGATTATATAAATTTTTAATTACTAAGACAAAAGACTTTGGACAATCAGTAGAGTTAGAGCATAAGGTTGCAGAGATAATTCAGAAACAACATGATACAGGATTTAAAATAAATGTTATTGATGCTTATGAATTACAATGTAAGTTTCAAGAAGATATGAATGACCTAACAACTAAGGTAAGACAAACTTTTCCTCCTTTAAAAATAGAGACAGAGTTTGTACCTAAGTCTAATAACAAAGCAAGAGGTTATGTGAAGGGTGTACCTTTCACTAAAGTTAAATATAAAGAATTTAATTTAGGTTCAAGGCAACAGATTGCTGAACGATTAATGTTACTTGGGTGGAAACCTAAGAAGAAAACAGATAAGGGTCATGTGATTGTTGATGAGAAAGTATTATCTCAAATACATAATATACCTGAAGCTAAATTAATAAACAGATACTTAATGCTACAAAAAAGAATTGCTCAAGTCAGTTCTTGGATAGAAGCTATTAAGGAAGATGGTAGAGTGCATGGCAAAGTTATTACCAATGGAACAATAACAGGAAGGATGAGCCATCAGTCGCCCAACATGGCTCAAATTCCTGCTGTGTACTCTCCTTATGGTAAAGAATGTAGGGCATTATGGACAGTAAACAAAGGTTATAAATTAGTAGGTGTTGATGCTTCAGGACTTGAGTTGAGGATGTTAGCACACTACATGAATGATAAGGATTATACACATGAAGTCGTTAATGGAGATATACACACTACAAATCAAATTGCTGCTGGTTTGGCATCAAGAGATGAAAGCAAAACTTTTATTTATGCATTCATCTATGGAGCAGGTTCAAAAAAAATCGGAAGTATCATTGGAGGTTCGGAAAGAGATGGTGAAAGAATTAAAGAAAAATTTCTTAGAGCAACACCAAGTCTTAGAAGCTTACGAGAAAAGGTGGAACGAATTGCTAGTAGAAGATGGGTCAGAGGACTCGACCAAAGAAAAATAATAATAAGATATCCTCATGCAGCATTAAATACTTTGCTTCAAGGAGCAGGTGCAACTGTTATGAAGTATGCGTTGACATTGCTAGAGGAATATGTTAAGATAAAACAAATCAAAGCACTACCAGTAGTGAATGTACATGATGAGTTTCAATACGAAGTCGAAGAGAAAAGAGCAGATGAGTTTGGAATGTTAGCAGTACAATCTATTGTAGATGCAGGTAAACAATTAAATGTAAGGTGTCCACTAAATGGAAAATATAAAATCGGAAACAACTGGTCAGAAACACATTAGTACTTTAGCTTCAGACATTAAACATTTAATATCTGAAATATCTAATGGTAAACCTGCCAATATGACAGAAGAAAACATGGATGTATTCTTAAAGAATATTAAAGAAGCTATGTTAGCTTGGAATACTCCACCAGTAAGAACAGATAAAGAAGGTAAGCTTAGAATGTCAGTACTAGGTAAACCTGCAAGACAATTATGGTATGATAAACATAGTCCTAAAGATAGAAAAGATGAAGACGCAGGATTAAATTTAAAATTTTTATATGGTCATATCATTGAACACTTAGTACTTTACTTAGCTGAACTTGCAGGTCATAAGATAGAAGACCAACAAAAGAAAGTAGAGATTGATGGTGTAACTGGACATATAGATAGTAAGATAGATGGTGAGATATGTGATGTTAAGTCTGCTTCACCATTTAGTTTTAAAAAGTTTCAGTCAGGTGAGATAGTAGGTGATGACCCTTTTGGTTATCATGCCCAGTTATCAGGATATGAAACAGCTATGGGTACTAAAGCAGGTGGCTTTCTAGTTGTTGATAAATCAAGTGGTGATATATGTTTTTATAAACCTGAAGACATGGCTAAACCTAATGTTAAATCTTTGATTAAAAATTTAAAGACTACATTACAACAAGATACACCTCCAGAAAAATGTTATGAATTTAAAACAGAAAAGAATGGTAACAAAACTTTAGCTACTGGTTGTATGTTTTGTCCTCATAAATGGGAATGTCATTCTGATACTAATAATGGTAAAGGTTTAAGAGTATTTAAGTATGCTAATAAGAATGTTATGTTAGCTGATGTTATTAAACAACCTTTAGTAGAAGAGATAACATATGAATATGAAAAACAATTAAAAGATTATAGTAAAAGAATATGAAATGTTTCTACTGTAATGCAGAAGTAAGATGGAATAATGATTTTGATACTGAAGATACTCACCCAGAATCAGAACATAATATAGTTAGTATGTATCAATGTGATGAATGTAATACTTGGTATGAAGTCTTTCATCAAAAGAAAGAAAACAAATGAACGCAAAACAAATGAAACCAATAAGAAGAAAAGCTAAACATATATTAGTAGCTTGGTTGCATACTTTAATGACTAAAGAAGAAGCAAGTAAAATTAATTATAAAAATGTATTTGCTTTTATGCCTAATCAAACTCATTACTATGATGGTGATACATTTAGACTACAACCTTGGTCATATAAATGGATAGTTAAAAAATTAAAACGCAACCCAGAGTTGACAATCGATGATTTAAATGCTATGTTACAACCAACTAAAAAACAATTAAGAAGAATGGATAATATATTATAATGCCAAGTAAAGAAATGTTTAAAAGTGTAGCTTACGATAGCTTAGATAAGCAAGTAGATGGTACACACTACAAAGGTATGAAGATACAACCTGCTCATTTTATAAATGAAAATCATTTAGAGTTTGCAGAAGGCAATGCTATTAAATATATTTGTAGACACAAAGCAAAAGGAAAAGCAAAAGATATAGAAAAAGCTATTCACTATTTAGAAATGATATTGGAGAGAGACTATGACTAACGAATCACAGATAACACAATTAGAAAAAAGAGCAAGAGGTTTTCGCAGAATTATCTCAGCACTAAATGATTTACCTATGTATGGAATTAATCCACACTTAGATAA